GTATCTTCATACATAATGTTTTCTGGTGAGTATCTACCTGGCATGTTTCCTGTAACTAAGTAACTAGCAAAATCACCTAAGTTAGAAGATATCTGTGCTCTCTCATATCCTTCTCTTAGTTTTCTATTTTGTGCTGTTGGTGTTGATTCTCCTAGTACATTAAGTAAAGGATTAGGAGATACTTCTTCTGTAACAATGTCATACCAGTTGTTTAAAGCTAAACTTACTTTTTCTGTTGTAGTTAATTCTCTTTGTAGCTCTTTTTCTTGTATTCGTATTTCATCAAGAGTATTGTCTCTTGTTGCTTCTATAGCAGCTTCTATATCTGTTTTTTGTATATATCCTTCACCATCTGCATCTACAACACCTTGTGAAGCTAACCATGCTTTAGACCTACTTTCTATATCTGTTAATGATTCAGCAGGTGTATCTAGTCCAAATATATTTAATAATGTTTCTGGTGCTGCTGATAAGTATTGTGATACAGTTTTTGCAAACGCTAAACTTCTAATACCTGCAGATTTCCATTCTTGTTGATTTTCATTACGACCTTTCTTTTCAAACTCTATAAGGTCTTGTCTTGTTAATCCTTGTTTAGCAAGTATCTCATCTTCAAACTGTGTGTATGGTGTTGCTAATTGATTTACTCCACCTCTTTGTATAATATCAAATACACTGTTAAGACCCATAAATATTGACTGAGTAAAGAATTTACCACCTTTGTCATATCCTAATTTTTTCTTAGTCTCATCATATATTTTTTGATTATTACGAATTGTTTTCTGTACTTTCTTTAAATAATCCAATACAGCATTTGGTTTACCATTTGTAATATTTACTTGTATAGGTTTAGTAGTTTTATACAATTCATAATATTGTTGTGGTGTAACATTTAGCTCTGCTGCTGATACTACTAACTCATCCATTTCTAGTGGTGTTAGGTTTTTTAAATCTTGAAAGTTTTGTGTAAGTGCGTCTAAATCAGTATTAGCTTTAACTGCATCTTTCTTTTTATTATAAGCAAGGTATTCGTCATGCTTTTCGTAGAAGTCTTTATTCCATTTATTAAAAATGTTCATTAAAACCTCTGAATTGTTATTGGTGCTTTTTCCTTAATTAGCTCTATTAATATTTGTGTATCTGTGCCTACTGGCATACTTACAGCTTGTTGTGGTGTGCTATCAAAAGTTCCTGGCTCATCTGCTCTTTCAGTTGGTTTAGATAATATATCTTCTGGTGTGTATTGTGGCATACCACCTGTAGCCATTACTTCATCTTTAATCATAGGTACTGCAGCTATTTGTTCTTCTTGTTGTGTGTAAGAACCAAAATCTCCAGTGCCTGGAATTGGTTTTAATACTGCATCTTGGAATGCACCATCTACTTTAGGTTTTCTACCACCTGGCATTTTTATCATCCTCATCTGGATTTTCTATTTCAAATCCCATACTTATACTAAACCATACACCAGGTAATGGTGTAGGTAATACAAAAGCTCCTAAAGGTACATCTCCTTGTAAAAATAAATCTCTAACTATAGTTGGGTCAGTATCTACTTCTGGTATATCCCAATCTTCACTGTTAATAATATTAAAAAACTTTGCATTTACTTCAGATGGATTTTTAGCCAAGTGGTCCTCCTATTGGTAAACCAGGTCCAGCAGCTAATTGCTCTGGTGGTAATCCTCCACCAAGTTGTGCTAATACAGTAGCTATATCTGGTTCTGCCTGTGGTACTTGTGGTCCACCTAATCCAGCTAATGCTTCCTCTTCAGGACTCATTTCTGGTTCTTCTGGTGTATAAAACTTATCTAATATAGCAGTCATATTCTGAGGATTCTTTCTTATTTCTATTGCTGCCATAGTTGCTTTAGGATTACCTTGTGCAGCTTGTTGCATCAATGATTCAAATAATACATTTTCTGCTCTCTCTGCATTAATTCTGTTATCTATTTGAGATATGTTATCTAATCCATCCATATTCTCTTGTAATGTTTGTTTATCAATTATGCCTTGTTGATATAATTGCAATCCAGTAATTACTTTTTGTGCTTCATCAAAACCTGCCATAACACCATAGACTCTTCTAGTCTTATACATTTCTGCAATATCAATGCTTGGGTCGTATGTCTCTTTGAATGCAGTTCCATTCCTAAAACCTGCCATAGGTTTTCTTGAACCACCATACATTATTTCATCCCACTCTAATCTCTTAGAGTCAATCTGTTCTAATGCTTTCTTCAATACTGTTTGATATTCTCTTACATGTAATGAAGCAGACTGTCCTAGTTCTTCTAATCCTCTACCAGTAACAAACGCATTAGGCGATTGTCCATCATCTGACACTGGATATGCTGAACCTAGTCGCAAGTGTCTTTCTAGTCTATCTATCTGTTGAAACAACTGATAAGGTAAATTATTAGTTGGTTTGCTAACCTGAGACCCTGGGGTCAAGTAGTTAACAGCGAATCTACCTTTTCTATATTGTCCAGATTCTATCTCCCCAATGATGTTGGTTTCTGTAAACACAGCATCTTCCATTGCAATGACAGATAGAACATTTATCTTTGCCATATTAGCCATCAATCCAATCACATGATGGAATTGACTTTGCATTTGGTCAAAGCTGTAACGCTTTGCCACGACAAATCTTGGTCCTGATTTTAATGGGTTAGGTATAAAATCTAATATAATTTTGTTTTCTGGAAGGAACACATAAGTTCCATCTTCGTCATAATATTCTGCAACTACTTTACCTGTGCCATCTGCGTTAGCCCAACCTTCGTCATAGCTAGACAAATATGCCATAGTATTGTATTCACTAGATACTTCATCAAGTATTACATTTTTGTGTTTTGGATACATCTCAGCAAGAGTTACATGAGGTACTCTTGATACAACTGCTAACTCTTTAGGTTGTTGGTCAACACCAAAGTATCCTGGGTAACATTGATATGGGTCTCTAAGCTCTGCTACTGGATATGGTATTCCATTAGCATCTTTCTTTTCTTTAAGTATCCATACTGCAAAACCATAACCTGGTAGCCATCTACCAACTTGTGGTAATTGTAAATCTAATTCTTGTATTCCATCATAGGAATGTACGATTCTCTCTAACTTCTCTGCTCTCTTAGCAGCTCTCTCTGAATCTTTATCATTGTATATATCAACTTTTAAGTCTGGTGCTCTACCTAACTTCTGTGCAAATCTTTCTAGTGATGACATTAATAAGTTAGGTGCAGGTAATTGCTTATAGTCCATGTCTCGCATATCTTTACCCAACAATGCTTTAAGTCCATCAGCTCCACCATTCATAATGGCTCTGATGTTTTCTTTATCTGCTGCGTAGTCTGCGTGTAATGACCTTAGCTCGTATACCCTGCTATATAATTCTTCTGCTGTTTTCATGTTCTCCAAACATCAATGTCTATGCCTAGTCCTTCATAACCACTAAAACTAGGTTCATATTCCATACCCATTGTAGCAAGTCTTTCCTTTTGTAAACGCCTTATTGTTTTCATAGGAAACCAACTTGCCATAACTAAGTCAGACTTCTGTCCTACAGTTCTACTTTTATTTTGTGCAGAACTAAAATACACTAACTGACTTGTATATAAGTTTACCTTCTCTTGTGCTTCAAAGCTACGATAAGGTAAATTAATTAGCTTCTGTTCAAACAATGGTCTCATAGCTGTAACACCATACACTGGGTCATGCTTGTTACCATAAGTCTGTGTACCTTCTAAAAATATACCATGCTTACCTGCAAACTCACGAATTGATTTATCTTGTCTAATCGCTCTCTGAAATCCATTCTCCTCAATAACCCAATGTGCTAAGTTATATTTTTGAAACCAGGTTTTTATAATTTCTAGTGCTACTGGAATACCACCACCTAAGCTGTTCTCCATATCTATCATGTACAACTTATCTGTATTCTGGTCGTATCCCCATAAGAATGCTGCTTGATATCCTGTAGATGCTGGGTCAAGACCTGCAATCAATCTAACATTATGTGGTATGTGTCCTATGTCTCTGTTTTGGTCTCTACATTCCTCTATCTCTGGTCTGTCAAACAATGACATACCATCAGGCATAGCTACATTCAGATATACCATTTCGTAAATAGCTCTACCACCTGTAGTCTCTGCAGCTTTCTTTCTATCCATTAACCATTTGTAAGTTCTCTTCTTTGCCCATAACATACACTCTTTATGTAATTCATTATCCCAATCAGGTAAGTTACAACCTGTGTCATGTGCTTCTTCTACAATCGTTAACCATGATTCGTTGTCTAACAAGTGTGAATACAAATCGTCATAGTGCTGTCGTGAACCTATAACTACCATAGCTGTATGTTCCTCTTTACGACTTGATAGTGTTGTAGTCCACCAGTTTCTTGTGTTTTCTCTTGACGCTGGTTGCATAGTAGATGAGTGGTCCTCAATGTCGTCTGCAATAATTAAATCACAGTCTCTTGATAGAATCTTTCCACCTCTACCTATACCAACCATGGTAGGAGATTTGATACCAGTAACAGTACGAGTACCAACAGTAAAACCATTTTGCGACCAAGACTTACCTGTCCTGCTCGTTGGTTTAAATTTAGGTCCTGGTCCACATATTTCTTCAATTAATAATTCATTACTTTCTAGTTGGTCTAATACAGAACTAACTGCATTCTTTGCTATCTCTTCGTTACCACCTACCCACAATATTCTAATGTTAGGTTTTGTACAAATAAGCCATACTGCAAAATGTATTAACAAGTCAGTCTTGCCATGTCGTGGTGGAGATAGTATCATCTGCTGATTACCATGCTCTATTGCATCTAAGATAGAATTAATCCACTTGATGTGAAAGTCTGGTGTTTCGTATGGGTCTCCAGTTTCTGTTTGGAAATATCTATCTCTAAAATCTCTAAAGTCTTGTAATGATTTTTCTGCAACTTGTGGTAGTTGCCATTCATCTTGTGCAGCTTTCTGTTCTAAATCTTCTAAGTATGCTTGATATGCCATAGATACTGCTGCTACAGATGTTTCTAGTATCTTTGCTACATCTTTGACTGTAGTCTTACCTTTAAGTATATCTTCGCCTAATCCAGATTCTTTGAGGTCGTTATAAACAACACCTCTACGACTTTGTACATTTCTTTGGCTAGGTATTACAATTTCTTCTTCTTCAGGTTGTACCCACTTTATGCCTTTAGCTTTAGCTCTTTTCTTTTGTGTCTGGATTCTATTAGCACATCTATCGCTACAGTATTTTCTACGATTGCCACTTAATACTCTTTT